GATTACTGTATGCCTAGACTAAGTTTATATCGCCCAAATCGTCAAAACGATTACAAATTTATTGACCGCACTGTTATGGAAATGTATCAGGTTGGCGGTGTAGATATGTTTATCCACAAATACCTTGGCCCACAAATAAGTGGTGATGATAGTTCAAGTGTTAGTGGCGGAACACAAGATGCTACACAGCCTGCTTATTCCAGCGAATCTCCACTGTTTATAGAAGATTTATTTCTATTAGAAAACAGAGATAGAAAATATGATGATGATGTATACCAAATGCGAGGTGTATACAACGCCCAAGACATAGACTTTGATCTAAGCCAGTTTGGTTTGTTTTTAAACAACGACACACTTTTTATTACATTCCATTATAACTTTATGATAGACACACTCGGACGTAAACTTATGAGTGGTGATGTGTTAGAGCTTCCTAACCTAAAAGACTTCAACCCGTTAGACAGTGGTATTGCACGTGCGATACCAAAGTATTATGTTATACAAGATGCGGCTTTTGCTAGTGAAGGATTTTCACAAACATGGTTGCCGCATTTATGGCGTGTAAAAGCAACACCACTTGTGAGTGCTCAAGAATATAACGACATCTTAAAGAAACCATTTGAAGTTGAAAACATATGGGACAACGGAAACTACTATCCAAAAGGCAGTATTGTACTTGCTGGTGACACTTACTATAAGGCAATACGAGATGTTAACCCACATGTAGATATTAATACAACTAGTCATTGGGAAGAATTTAAACCAAAAAGTGAAATTGAAACTTTTGGTACTGTTACAAAAGACAGAGAAATCAATGATGCCATACTTACACAGGCAGAGTACGAAGTTCCTTATAGCGGATACGATACTGTTAAGTTTTATATTGTGCCAACAAACGAAGATGGCACACCAGCAGATCCAAACAGTTACACAGTTGATAATACAGGAATAACAGTTGATACAACAAACGTTGATGTTGATGGACAACCGCAAAGTCCACGAGCTAACGGATATACACTAGGATACTTGACAGGTGATGGTATTGCACCTAACGGACTTCCGGTTACTCCGGGCACAAGTTTCCCACTAGGCGCTCAAGAAGGTGACTTTGCACTTAGATTAGACTATTACCCTAACAGACTTTTTCGCTATAGCGGTTCAAGATGGGTTAAGTATGAAGACGATGTGAGGACTAATTTGACACCAGGTGATAAAGAAAAAGCAGTTGCAAACCATGGCAATGTAACTTCTCAAACACAACGTAGCAGTTTTGTAAACAATACAAATAAAACTAATACTGAAGATCGTGGACAGATTGACGAAAGACAACCGTTAAGTAAAATACTTAAACCGCAGGCTGATAATTAATGCAACAATTTTTTTATGACGAGCAAATACGCAGGTTCTTGTTGCAGTTTACTAGAGTATTCTCTAATTTTGAAGTAGAATATGGACGCAACGAAGCAGATAACAAGAAAGCATTATATAGAGTGCCAGTGCGTTATGGAGATGCTACACGTCAAGCACAAACTATCATACAACAAAACAGTGCAAACAGTTTACCAAGCACTCCACTTATGACATTTCATGTAACAAATTTAAACTATGCAAGAGATAGACTGCAAGAACCTACATTTGTGCAAAAACAAAATGTAAGGCAACGTTATTGGGACACTGTGAGTGAATCCTATGAAACAACACAAGGAAATGCATTTACTATTGAAAAACTTATGCCAGTGCCTTTTGATTTAGAAGTAAACTTAGACATTTGGACTTCAAACACAAATCAAAAGTTACAATTATTAGAACAGGTATTGACACTGTTTAATCCAGGTTTAGAAATACAAAGTACAGAAAATTTTATAGACTGGACTAGTTTGAGTGTAATGTATCTTGAACAAGTTACATGGAGTTCAAGAGCAATCCCGCAAGGAACAGACGATCCGATTGATATTGCTACACTAAGATTCGTAATGCCAATCTATATTTCTCCACCAGCAAAAGTTAAGAAACTTGGAGTGGTAGAAAAAATTGTTGCAAGTGTGTTTGATGGCAACGGTGATATGGCAGAAGCAATATTTGACAGTGACTTACTTTTAGGAACTAGACAAAAGTTTACTCCATTCAATTTTCAAACATTACTAATAGGAACCAAACTGCAAGTATTAGAAACTAAAGCAGTTGTTACGAACAACTCTGGTGTCCAAGTTCCAACTGCTCCTCCGAGCAATTTACTATGGCATACTGTAGTTGATCTCTATGGTGCCTTACGTAATGGAATAAGCCAAGTAAGACTTGACAATCCTTACGACGATACTATAATCGTTGGAACAGTTTCTTACGATCCCACTGATGATAGATTTTTACTTTTTACAGTAGACACTGATACAATTCCTGCCAACACATTAGACCCAGTGAATGCTATTGTTGATCCACAAGCAAAAGGTCCTGGAACAATAAATGGTTTGCCTACTGTGGCTTCTGGACAACGATATCTGTTTATAAACAATACAGGCAGTAGTAGTACTGAAGATCCTGGTTTTGCACAAGCATGGAGAGGTACTGACGGTTCAAATCTAGTAGCAAACACAAACGATATAGTACAATATGATGGCACACGTTGGAATATTGCATTTGATTCAAGTGAACAAAGCAACGTACAATATGTAAGTAATCTTACAACCAGTGTGCAATATAGATGGGCCGCAGGCGAATGGTTAAAGAGCTATGAAGGTTTGTACCCTGAGGGGAATTGGAGTTTGGTACTTTGATAAACGCGGTTGGTGTATGGTTTTATAGTATTAGTACTAATAGATATCTATACTTGTTGAGAAACGATAATAAAAATCCTGGATGCTGGGGTCTTCCAGGTGGTAAAGTTGACGAGGGCGAAAATCTTACTAATGCAATACAACGTGAATGCTTAGAAGAAATTGGAATATGGCCTGAGATTGTAAAGCTAGTGCCGATAGAAAAATTTACAAGTGCAGACAATCATTTTAGTTATCATACATTTTTTTGTTTAATTGATAATGAATTTACACCTGTGCTGAACAACGAACATCACGGTTACAGTTGGATCAAATCAGGCGTATGGCCAAAACCTTTACATCCAGGTTTATGGACTACAATAAATTTTGAAGAAATACTTTTAAAAATTAATACAATTAAAAAATTTCAAATATCACAATACGAAATAAATTCAGCATAACGCATTTGCTCAAAGTTAATATTCTCTCGCCATAAGTCATGTGCCTGAGATCCGTCAGATACATAATAAAATTTCACAGTTGGATAATCTGTAAATACTGCATTGAGTCCTTTAATTGTTTTTACATTTGCTGTGTTGTCTGCATATTCTGCATCTGCACCAATTAGGAATATTTCTGTGTGTCCATCAAAACATGCTAACCATGCGGCTACCGCAATACTTTTGCCTCTAACACCATATGGCACAAGATAATATTCTCCAGGATCGTCGATACAATTACGTGCATGAGTGTACACACTGACACGTTCTTGATACTTTTGCATTTTTATTTCGTTTAACTTTTCTTTGTCAAATTCAACATAAAAATCGCATTGCATTTCTTTCCAGCAACCTTCAGATCCGTAACTTTGTAGTCGTTTTCGTCCAAGGTGCCATCCTGCGTGTTCTTCAATTTTATGTTTTAAATTGAATCCAGTTGTCCTGTTTTCAAAACGACTGTTGCCACTGCCTATTACGGCCGCCCTACCTGAAATGTGCTGATTATCAATTGGGTTACCTATCCATTCGCGTTCTTGATGTTTTTTTCCATCTTTGATGATATTCGAAGTGATAACAAACTCGCCATCGTATTCTGTGCGATATCTCTCTGGCATTACATTCTTCCAACAAGTACTTCTATGACACCTGTGCCGACGTCGTCTTTGTTGTCAATTGCTTTACCTATCATACTTCCTGCTGGTGGATTATGTATGTCTCTATGAGCTTTTGCATGACCTGGTACATCACTGCTTACAAGTAAATCACCTTTGTTAATTTTGCCTGTAACTTTGCAAGGCACACGTCCTATAAGTGCAACACTTATGCCTTCTGAATCGCTATTCATTAAATAAGCTGGATCAGTAGATACTATACCAGCAATTGCAACACTAGTAGGTCTGCGTGTTTGTGTAACTTCTGCTGTTCCGCCTAGTTCAACTACTGTGCCTGCTTCATAATTCTCATCACTTGTATAGTTCTCTGCTAAGTCAGCATATCTTGCTGTTGTTGCTGTTGCAGTAATGATGTTTGCATTAAAGTTTCCACTTCCGTCACGTGCCACAATAGTACCACCTGTGCTTGAATTGGTCGCATTTGACGTAACGGTAAATGTACCGCCTTCGCTACTTGAACTACCACTTAGTCCTGTACCCGATACTGCTCCTGTAGCCACATAATTACCCGTTGTGTCTGTGCCAAGTGCAACACTATTTGCTTGTATAGTTGTGGCAATGCTTATTCCTGCACTGCCGTCAAAGTTTGCAGTACCAACAACGTCACCACTAAGTGCAATTGCTCTTGGTGTTGCTAAAGTAGCGGCACTACCACTTGCATTACCAGTCAATGCACCAACAAACGTTGCTGACGTTAATGACCCTGAGCTTGGGTTGTATGTAAGGCCACTATCCTGTTTGACCGCAGTCAATGCACCACTTGTAGAACTTGCAAAATATATTAAAAAGTCTGTGTTGGTACTAGTGTCAGCACTTATAGTTGCTCCTGCAGCCGCAAAACTCAAATTACCACTTGCATCAGTAACCAATGCTTGACCGCTTGTGCCATCTGCACTAGGTAAAGTAAAAATTAAATTTGAAGCAACTGTGCCAGGAGATTTAAATCCAACATAGTTTGAACTATCTGAATCACCAAGTCTAATTTCTGCTTGTGCGTTTAGTGTAAGACTGCTTATACCAGTTTCTTTTAGTAATGC